TCTCTCCCTCGCCTTATAGCGAGCATTACCGGTGTCGAAGTCAGCGTCCATGGACGTAGACATAGGCGTCCGCACGAAGTGCTTCAGGCCGTTCGGCACGTCGGTCATGAGGAAGAACGCGTTCGTATCCGTGAGGTAGTGGTTAACGGTGTAACCCTCAGGGATGGAACCGTTGTTCCGCAGCGCGTTGAGATCGTTGTCAGCCGTGCCAACGCGACCTTCGGTTTCCAGCAGGCGGGTAGCCACGAACTGGAGTGCCGGGGGCACGATGAGCTTACGGGGCTTGGCAGCGATCAGCAGACCACGCTCGTCAGTCCAACCAGCGATCTGGATGACAGCGGCCTCAAGAGAAGTCTCGTTGAGGTCTGCGCCAACCGTGAACGTGTTGGAGTTGGTACCGCCAGAGACAAGGGGGTGATCCGTAGCGCACAGCACTTTGCCGTCGCCGTAGGTCACACCGGAGCCGCTGAAGGCGTTGTTGAGGACTGCTGCCGCTTTGACCTGCTTGGTGTAGGCCATTGCGCGAGCCAGTGCCTTGGTGTAGCGGGAAGACAGGGAGTCGTACAGGTTGTCTTCCATTGCTTCTTCCGTGATGGAGAAGCCCATGGCGATGGTCTCGTGCGTATAGCGGGCGGTCCATGCTTCTTGAGCACTGTCGTACTCGATAGCGGCACCTTCGTTCTTGACAGGCGCTGCCGAGAAGCCAGACAGCTTCACCTCTTCTTCGAAGGAACGGTCCGAGGACTCGGTTTCGAAGATTTCGGCGTGCTCTTCGCCGTACTTGGCGTACTCCATGCCAAAGAGAGCGTTGAGCCCCGGCAGGAGTTCTTTCAGTAGTTGGGCGCGTGAAATAGCCATTTACATCACTCCTTAGACGCCGGTCGTGTTGTTGAACTGATGACCTGCGTTCCACTTCACGTACGCTTCGGTGTAACCACCGGTAGCGTTCTTGGTCTCTTCGACGAGACCCACGATGCGGAAGGGCAGAGTGTCGGTGGTGGCGGACGTATCAGAGATCGCGCAGCGGGAGTTACCCGTAGCGGTGTCCCCGGTGTTGTCCACACCAGCAACGTTGGCGCCGATGTCGGTCAGAGCCAAATCACCAATAACCGTGGTGCCAGACACCACAGCAACCTTGAAGAGCACGTCCGTCGCGTCCATGACATATGCTTCGATGTCGGAAGCAACCGTGCTCGCGGGGTAGTACTGCCGGAACACCTTGTACCCGAGGGTAGGATCGGTGTACGAGCAGCCAAGGAACACCCCAATCGGCGTCATAGCAGTATCGAACGTATCGCGCTCAACGGTACCACCGGTAACAAGCTTCACAGCGTCGCCGTTGAAGATGCTCGTGGCATAGCCAGAAGCGATCTTGTAGTGGCGCGTGACACCCACAAAGGGCACACCGCTGAGCAGCTTGACCGGAACTAGGCCGTACGGCCCACTTACAGTCGGATAAGCCATTTTAAGCTCCTAAAAAGTATCAAGACCCAGAACCAAAGGTGACCTTCGTTTTACGCTCATTGAAAAGCGGCATACGCGGGTCGTTTTCTCGCATGAAGTTGTTGTCCACCGATTGCATCTGAGCTTTCGTCTGATGATCGAAATACTCGTTGCGCTCTTGGACAAGCTCCACCGGGGCCTTACAGAGCATCAGACCACCAATCACCACGTTGTCCGCAAACCGTTCGTTTTCAACGGTGACCATGGTGATTTCGGGGTGGTCCGCTGCCTTCACGGGCTCCCAGCCTTCACGGAGTTTTGAGGAAACGTTAGTGGCGTCGGCTGTACCGAGCGTACTAACCCGGACCCAGTGATAAGTGTAGCCATCCTCCGGCATGGGATTCGGAAGTAATTCCGGGCGCGTCCAGTGCCGTTTACGGGCCGTCTTTTCACGGGTTTCAAGTTCACGGTTAATACGATTCTCAGCCATTTGCCTTCCTCATCTCTTCTGCAACCTGTTTGGCGTATAGTTCCAAAGGAACCCCAAGCCGTTTTGCAATAGCCACCTGTGTTTGCGTTAGTCGGACCTTTTTTGGTGCCGTGCTCCGCGTTGCGGGTGCAACCACATTCGCTCTGCGTTTAGGCTTCTCTTCCTCAGTGACTTCAAGTTCAGTGTCCTCAAAGTTTTCTGGGAAGACCTTCCGCATACGAGAATTAATCGTCTCGTAGTATTCGTCACTCTGTGGGTCAACCCCACTTTTAACCAGCTTTGAATGCAACCCCAGCGCAAAGCTAGTCATTTCATCGTCGGTACCAAACCACGGGTTGGCTTGTTGCCAGTCCTGCGCTTTCGCATCGACTTATGGTGCCGGGGCGTTATTAACCGGTGCCTCTTGTTGCGTTTCTACAGGAACTTCTTTTTCCTGTAAAGCTGGTAACTTAATATTAGCAAGTCGCTCAGCTTTAAGGCGAGCCGTAGTGAGTTTGTCTTGCGCATCTAATACCGCGTCAGCCTCGCCAGATTCATAGGCCTGCCGATAAGCCCGCTTGGCAGATTCCAGCTCCACCGCCGCTGCGCGCTTAGCCTGCGCAAGCAACACCGTCTGGTTCTTAGTCACGTTGCCCTGAAGCCGCTTGTTCTCTTCAACAAGTTGCTGGGCTATGCGCTCCAACTCTTGGCGCTCACGCAGAGCCTGTTCCTTGGCCCGACGCTCGTCGTGGTAGCCCTTGGAGAAGTGCTGAATGCGGCGACGCACTTTCTCCGAGTAGTCCTGAAGTTCTTCCTCAGTGACATCCTCGGGCGGGTCAGAGGGCTTCCGGCCACGATCTGCTTCCGGCGTATCGTCAACGACTTCAATATCATAGTCGTCTTCGGCCTGCTCCTTGGGCTCCGCCTTTGCAGGCTTCTTGGCCTTGGGGTCGATCACCTCGGCACTGGAAGGCTCAAGCTCGATTTCCAAGTCGTCCTTGCGGGGCTTATCGGGATCAGGGAACTCGTACTCTACTTGTTGGAACGCCATTTAACTCTCCTTACGCTCTCGTAATACCGCGAGGGTCGGCGACGACAGCTTCAATACTGTCGTCATTCATAAGACGGTACTCAGTACCGCCGATCTTAAAACGCGTACCAGAATTGGCACGGAACATTACAAAGTCCCCCGGCTTACACCACGCACCGGTCGGGAACCGCTCTTCATCGGCGTAACACTGATCGCCCATGTCGATAACGGCGCCGATAATCGACAGCACTTGTTCTTGCTGTTTGATCTGGCTGGTCTTAACCAACTCACTACCCTCAAAAGTCTCTTCAACTTGCGGCAGGGCAATAAGCAGGCGGTAGCCCACGGGCTTGGGAAGTTGTGCTTCAAGCTCTTCTTCCGTCGGTTCAATAATTTCGGCCACGTTAGTCATCGTTGTCATCCATATAGTTGCGCGAGAGGTCTTCTACGAATCGTTTGCTGGCTTCAAGACCCCGAATGAGGCCAACAACTTCCCGGTAATTGGGGTAATCCTTAGCGGACCCCGCAGCCAGAAAGACTTTTGCAGACGAGATTTGCTCGTCGATCTGATCGTTCAGCACGTCAAAGACGGTTTTAGCCATGGTTACTCTCTAGTCGGCCCTTGGTTTCGGCGGTTCTGCATCTCCTGCAGCATCCGCATTTCGAACTCCCGGTCAGCCTGCTGCCGGGCTTGCTTCAGCTTGATACCGTCCTTCTGGGCCTCTACAGCCAGTTCAGTCTGGTCAAGCTGGAGTTTTTGCGCCTCAAGGACCGCATCTGCTTGATCCTTCTGGGCTTTCCGTTGTTGCTCAGCGGCACGGAGCTGTAGGTCGGCTGCATCTTTCTGAGCCTTCCGCTGGACTTCCTGCGCCTTGACCTGCAGCTCAGCCTGCTGAAGCTGGAACATCGGGTCCTGTGCTTGCTGCTGGGCTTGCTGCTGCGCCGCTTGCTGCTGGTGAGCCTGGGTGAGCTGTTGGCCGGCCTGGGCGACAAGACGAGAGAGCTGGACCTCGATGTCCTCCGGCAGTTCTTCGCCGGGCGGCGGGAGCGGTGCCCCTAGCTTGTCCTCAAGCTGCTTGCGGTAGGCGAAGCCAAGGTGCTCCGCAATATGCGCCTGCAGCGACATCATGATCTGCTGCGCCTGGGGGTTCTGGCCGATGGTCTGGGCAATCATGGGGTCCTGCATAAACGCCATGTGGGTCGCGATGTGGGCATCGTGGTCTTGGTAGATGAACGCCTTGATCGGTTTGCCGATGAGCGCATCCATGTTCTCGCTGACCGGATCGGTCGGTTTCGCGTCGTCCTTGGTAGGAACAAGTTTGTCGGCATTCTTGATGCCCAGCACCTCGATCATCTGCCGGTGGAGCTGAGGCAGGTCGTAAATCTGGGGCGCCTGTTGCGCCATCTGCAACACCGCTTGGTACTGCACGACGCGCTGGGCCATGGTGCTACTGTTCGGATCGCTGACGGGGATCACGTCCACCATCATGTAATCCGCTTGGCGAGCACTCACTTCGCCTCTGTGCGGCTGATAGCTGTACTCCGGGCTGGCATATTCTGCCATGATCGCCTTGAGCATCTTGAACTCTTGCTTCATGGCGTAGTGCACCCGGGCCTGTACTGCGGCCATGGGCTTCAAAGTCCGCTCAAGGAGCGCCAGCGTGGTTCCCACCGGGGCGTTGGCCGACATGTCGGAGATGTTCATGTCGCTGATGGCGCCCAGGCGCCGCCCTTCCGTGGTGATCTGGTTCAGGAGGGCCAGCAGGGTCTGGCTAGGCTCCTTGTAGGGCAGGGGCATGATGTTGTCGCGGATAGACCCAGACGGCACGTCCACGTCCTTCCACTCGCCGGGCTCGATGGGGGTGTCGTCGCCCTTGATACGCAGGCCCCGGGCCTTGAGGCCCCCCGGTAAGTTCGATAGGGTCCCTGCATCGACGAGCTGGCGGATGAGGGAGGTGCCAGCCTTGGCGTACCCTCCGATGATATGAATGAGTCCGAGGCCATAGAAGCCGAACCCGGGCACGTAGACGTAGTGGACGAAGTGCTGGCGCTTGAGGGTCAGAGCGTCATCGGGGTTCCAGTTTCGGCGGATCGACAAAACTTCGTTAGTGCCCCGTTCGATGGTGACGACGTAGGGCTTAGCAATGTCATCCTCGTCATCAACC